CCTCCTGCATCAGGAAAGCTCGCAGTATTTATACTCAAAGTAGTGCAGGACAGTAGTGCACGAACAATTACATGGCCTGGCACAGTTGACTGGGCAGCAGCAACAGCTCCTACACTTTCTACAGGTAGTGGAGATGTAGACATATTTGTATTTTTAACTGTAGATGGTGGATCAACTTACTACGGAATTACATTAGGACAGGATTTAGGATAATGACAGTACGAGTACTAGCAGGAGGAGGCGGGGAGTCTGACCCAAGAGATGATGATTTTAAGCTTGTAACTACGCTTCTTCAAGCTAATGGTGTTTCAAACGGAGCAACTAATCACGGATCTATTTTAAATAGCTCGGGAAATAGTTATTCGATGACCATATCTGGAGCTCCTTGTCAGGGAAGAGATAGTCCCTTTAGTGCGCCTGCAGGATACTGGTCGACTTACATGGACGGCGGAAGTGAGTATTATAAAATTGCTACACACGATGATTTTGCTTTTGGTACGGGTGCTTACACAATCGAAATGTGGATTTGGAGACAGATGGCAACAGACACCTACGGTGGCCAGATGAATTTATATGACGGGAGAGACGGCGGAAACACTAATAGGGTCTTATTTTATGTGAACAGCAACAGTAAGCTTTCTGCTTATATAAATGGTTCTGTAAAAGGAACAAGTACTGATGATGTTCCCGAAAATCAATGGGTACACGTTGCTTTAACTAGAAGCGGAACGTACGGCTACTTATATATGAATGGCACACAAGTTGCTTCTTGGTCAGGAGACTCTACAGATATTGCAAAACCAAGCTCTCATTTATACATAGGTGTTGCTAGCGACGGTACCAGCTATGATTTTTTAGGATGGATGTCAAATGTTCGAGTTGTAAAAGGAACTGCGGTGTATACCTCAAGCTATACTCCTCCAACAACTCCTGCAACTGCAATTACAAACACTAAACTACTGATTGCAAGTACAAATAGTTTACTTGAAGATCAAAGTAGTAGTAATCACACAATTCTTTCAAACAGCTCGGCAGAGCAGAATTCTTTTTCTCCATTTCAGATTCCAGCTGCTTCAGCTGCTTATGATGCTGCGGTGCATGGAGGCTCAATAAGTTTTGAAAGAGCTGAGAGTGAGTACATTACTATGTCAGATAGTAATTTTGCAATGGGCACAGGTGCTTTTACAATCGAAGCGTGGGTTAAGTTTACAAAGAATAGTGAAGACCATGGTATATATCATACTTCATCAGGAGCGATTACGACTGGATCAACTGAGGGCCCGTCTATTGGAGTTGCAAGTGGTAGTTATTACTGGACTATATATGGTGGTGCAGGCACAAAAACTTTTGATCAAACTCCTAAGCCACAGATGTATACTTGGTATCATGTTGCCCTTGTTAGAGCTTCTGATAATACTACAAGATTTTATGTAAATGGGGTGCCAGCAAATGATGGGGGAGTTACTTCTTGGAGTGATAGTACAAATTATACTTGGTCTAATATTGCAATAGGTACATACTATCAAAATCCCTACTCTCATACAGGACAGATAAGTAATCTTAGAGTTGTAAAAGGCTCTGCAATGTATAGCGGTGGTGGATTTACTCCTCCAACCGCTCCTGTAACTAATACTGGTTCGGAGACAGTGCTTTTACTAAATGGAACAAATGGAGGTATTGTTGATGCTTCAAGAAACTTTAATTTTCGAACGAGAGGAAACACTCAGGTAGATACTACGACTAAAAAGTTTGGTACTGGAAGTATCGAATTCCAAGGCCATAGCTCAGGACAACAACTAGAAGGTCCTGCAAATGTATATTATGGAGGTAATCAGCTACAAAGAGTTTTAAATCAATATAAGTTTACTGTTGAGTTTTGGTTGTATGTAACGTCTTACCATGCTTCATATATGGATATTGTTGGCATATTTAATGGTTCATCCGCAGGTTGGCTAATTTACCAAAATGGAAACAATCTTGATGTTTATATAAATGGGAGCACAATGATTACGGGAACTAGACCCTCTACTGGAGCATGGCATCATGTTGCTCTTACAAGAGACGGAACAACTCTAAGAATGTTTGTAAATGGCAGTCTTCATGGAAGTGCTACAACTAGTAGCACAGGTATTTCGCAAACGCAGTATCCTCTTTTACTTGGTGAAACAGGGAGTAGAAATGCTCTAAATGGATTTATAGACGATTTTAGAATAACACTTGGCAAAGCTAGGTACACCTCTAACTTTACAGCACCAACAGAAGAATTTCTAGCTATATAGGAGATAGATATGCAAATAGCAATAATTAAAGACAACGCAGTAGAAAAAATAGGAGAACATAAAGAATTGTTTCCAAATGTTGGATTTCCTGGTGGAGTGCCTACTGAGTCTTGGATGACGGAAAACTCTATAATGCCTGTCACTGTGTTTCGAGCGTATAATGGGCTTACCGAAAAAAGCACTCCTGTAGACCCTTACATAGAGAGTGGAGTAGTTTACTTGCATAAAATTGAAGCACTCGACGATAGTCAAAAAGCAGCGGCACAAACAGCAAGAGATAATTTAACTGCAACTCGAAATAGAGAAAGAAGAAATCAATTACTTGAAGAAACAGACTGGATGGCAGGAAGTGATGTAACAATGACAAATGAGTGGAAAACATACAGGCAAGCACTTCGAGATATTACAAAGCACAGCAACTGGCCTAATTTAAAATTAGGAGGTCCAGGAACAGAAGAGACTGACTGGCCAGTTAAGCCTTCGTAGGAGAGATAGATGGCATTTTCAAAAGCACGTAGACTTGCAAATTTGATGAGCGCAGACTCTAATGAGATTCCTGCGGCAAGAAGAACTCTTGCTACTGATTCTATCACCAAAGCAATGATTAACGATAATGTTATAGATATAGCAAGATTAGATGTGTCTGATGGTGCAAACGGGCAATTTTTGAGAACAAACGGTGCGGGCACTCTGTCTTTTGGGTCTGTGGCTTCTGATAGTGGACGAGCATATACAGACTGGGCAGTAAAAACAGGAACATATACTGCAGTCGATAAAGACCAGCTAATTGCAAATAGTGGAAGTGCTTTTACAATTACACTTCCCGCAGGATCAGTAGGAAACACAGTAATTATATGTAATGCAGGAGCAGGAACTGTAACTGTAGGAAGAAACGGAAGTCAAAAAATAAATAGTGCAGCAGAAGACGGTAGTTTACCTCAGGGCAATAGTGTTCAACTTGTATATGTAGATGACACTATTGGTTGGTTCGAGATTTAATTATGGCAGTATTAGGAGCAGCAGCAGGCGGTGGCGGCGGTGGTATTACTCCGACTATATCTTTTTTAGGGTCTCAATCTTGGACTCCTGCTTATGATATGGAAGCATACGTTTTTGTGATTGGAGCAGGGGGATCAGGTAGTGCTGGTAACAATCAACATGACTTTCTTTCTGGCGGTGGGGCTGGAGGATGTGCGATCTCTAAACTTACACTTTCTAGTGGTACTGCCTATACAATTACGATTGGTGCAGGAGGCACACAAACAAGTGCTACAAGTCAGGATACTTATACCGTTGGAGTTGATGGAGGAGCTACTTCTTTTTCAGGTAGTGGTATTTCAACTATGACAGGTAATGGTGGAAGCGGAGGAGTTCGTGGCGAGTATGAATCTATGGGAACTTTAGCCGGAGCTTCAGGAGGAACCGCAACTGGAGGAACTTTAGGTAATTTTACAGGAGGCCAAGGAGGAGAATGTTCAGGCATTACTGCAGGATCGCCTAATAGCGTAAGATCAGGAGGAGGTGCAGTTGGTCTTTGGGCGACAGGCAATAATGGGGCTGTTGGATTAGGAAATTCAGATACAAATAGATTTTTAGCAGGAGGAAATCCTAATTATGATCTTGGGACTTTTGCAGGAGATGAATTTTTAAATAATAATTCTTATTATGGAGGAAACTCAGCAAAAGCCATACCCACTATTTCACCTTTTGGAATGAATGTTTCAGCAGTTGAACATTATGGAGTGTTACCAAGAGGTAATTATTATAATGCCAGTGCATCTCAATATGGTATTCCTCAGTTAAGGCTTACAGGCGCACCACAAAATTATCGAGGTTACTATGACAGCTTTAATCATTTCTCTGGTTCGGTTGCCCCTGCTTTCCATGGAGGATATGGTTTTTGTGGTACAGCACAGTGTTATGGTGGCAATGCTTCTTTAGGAGGCGGGGGAGGCGCTGGAGGAACTAGGTCTGGCACTACAGCAAACGGTTATGGTGGATGCGGTGGTTCAGGGGCAGTAATTATCTTCCCATTAAGTATAGGAGCGTAATATGGCAACTATTAAAGTAACAAAAGATGGTGTAAGTAATAATATTGTAGGCTCTTTAGAATTTGCCAAAATAGCTTTTCCTGATTCAACTTGTGAAGTTGTGCCTGAACCCACGCCTACTTCAGAAGAAATAAAAACAGAACAGGAATTTGAAGCAAGAATGTGGAGAGATTCAGAGTTAGATAGAACAGATATTTTATCTTTGCTTACAGATTATCCTAAAAAAACAGAGTTAGCAGCTTATAGAACTAAATTAAGAGATTGGCCAAGTACCTCAGACTTTCCTGATACGAAACCAACATTATAAAAAAGGGGCTATTCAGCCCCTTCCTCAAGTTTCATTTCAGGCTGCATTTGTTTCTCAGCCTGCTTGTGTATGT